CGCTACCCACTCGGACAACAACGGGGCGAACAGCTTCACGGCGGCCTTTCAGGAGGATCATCCTGACATCGGTGGTTCAGACAGTCATTACTCGATATGGACGCGAGTGGCCGGCTCCAGTGAGCCATCGTCTTACTCATTCAGTTCGTCATCAACGAATAACTCCGGCAAGCAGTTAGTCGTTTACCAGCTGCGGGGCATTGATACGTCCAACATTTGGGACGTTGCACCCTCCGCCAGCACGAGGAACTTTGCCACGCAGGGATCGCCAACGACGACGGCGACAACGCCCAACGCAACGAATAGCGGGGTCGGCAATATCGGGTTAGCCATTTTCACGAATGATGGCTCCTCGACGTTTAGCGCCTATACTCAATCATTTACGGATGAAATCGAGGACGCTACGCCGACTCGTGGAGTCGCGATTGTCTCGCGGGAGTACACGACAACCGGCACAAAGACAGGTCCGCAGGCCACGCTGTCTTCCAGCGAAGATCACGTATCTCATCACCTGAGCTTAAACACTCTGTCTCAGTCCGTTGTTACTCACCTTACGTCCCTTGCCGATACCGGCGGAGCGCCGAATACGTCGTCGTCATTTACCCCAACAGCGGGCTCCCTGCTACTGGTGCTGGTTACCTCCGCAAACTCGGATGATCTGACTGGCGTCACCCTCACAAGTAGCGAGTCCCTGACCTTCACGATCTTGCCGCAGATAACGCAGTTCCATTCAGGTAACTGGTCTGCTGTCTATGGCTTTGTGTCAGATGATTTTGCATCGGCAGTTTCTCAGACGGTGACGTTTGACCAGACCACTGATCCGGCAGACGGAACGGTCATTAGCGTTTATGAGATCACTGGCCTTTTCAGAACGGGGCTGTCCGCTATTCGTCAGGCAAAGAACACAACGGACGGATCAAACAGCGGGACAACCCCGGCGATTACTTTTGATAATACTTGCCTGATCCAGAATCCGACCATTGCGATGGTTGGCAACAGGTCAAACCCTGCCGGGCTGACCCCTCCCACTGGATGGACCGAGGACGCAGATGTCGGTGAAACGACGCCGGATTTTGGCGCAGAGGTTGTCAGTCGGCAGACGGGTTTTACCGGGACCACGATAACGTGGGGGGCAACATCTGCGAGCAACTGGGGCGTATTGGCTGTAGAAATAAACACCGCTGCTATTGGTCCGACTATCACTGATGTTGCTAATAGCGGTGAGACGCCGGGGTCTGGCACTGAAACGTGGCAGGACGGGTCAACCGGTAACGTGATTACCGGGACAGGATTTATATAATGGACAAGGACTGGGTTATATTCTACGACGACGGGTCAGTGTTCGATTCGGACACCGATATCCGTCAAATTCCTCGGCTTGGAGTCGAGGTTGTATGCCAACGAAACGAGAAAACGGGTTACGATCTGTTCCGAACTGATGGCGACTATTTCGTTTACGATGACAAACGCGGCGGCTGGAGGATTACCGACATGTTCGGTGTCTGGGATCATCTTATCACTTGCCCTCACCCGCTGGTTTTATTCGGGCGTAACATGTCTGACGATGAGTTCGTAGCGCTTATGCAGAAGGTTAAGCAGGTCTGCGGCAACAAGTCAGCATGGATGCGCCGTGAAAGACGACCACTCTAAACGTCGAAATTTCGTCACCACCTACGGTGAGTGGCAATGGGATAACGACCTCCAGAAATACCGGCTAGTTCGCCGCGAGGGCTACGAGTACGATGGTCCGTGGGCGCTCGCCCACACGAACGCCAACTTCGTTCAGCAGAACTGGCGATTCCGCTATGATGATGGCTCCCTGTCCACGGCAACCTTTGCTGCCGCTCAGGACACGGCAGCCAACAGTAATCAGTTCTCTCAGGGCGACAAGTTCCGCATCCGCTTCAACCTTGGCGCAGATAACAGCGCGGACTCCAATAACAGCGGTACCCCAACGCTCCAGTACAACCTTGGCGGGGCTGGCTGGAATAATGTACCCACAACAGCTGGCGCGGATGGCATCGCGTTCGCCGCCAGCGGCACTGTTGGCGACGGCTCTAACGAGACGACCCAGCGCCTTAGCGCGATATCCGGCTCTACCTACCAAAGCGGCTGGATGGAGTTCGACTCCAATGGCAGCCAGACCTCGCGCACCTATGTAGACGATTACACCGAGTACGAATACTGTCTCCAGCTGTCGGCAGGCACTGGCGGCAACACCTACCAGTTCCGACTGCTTGATCCCACGGGGAACATTCCGGATGTTCCGCCATCAACGGACGCCAGCCTCACGGTAGCGTCACCCCCGCTGACAGCATCTGGCACCCCGAACGCGCCGACGACGACCGCTTCCGGTGTCGCCAAGAAAGCGCCGTTTGTGTGGCTGAACAGCTCCCCGCTGCTGTCCGGCGCGACCAAGATGACGGTGACCGACTTCAATCAGGCCGGCACCTCAGTCACCTTTACCGATCCAAGTGGTGCGCCAACGGGGTCGCTGTACCTTGGTGTTGAAAACCGAAACGCGGGCGGCGGAGAATCAAACACCGGCTGGATAGCTGTCACGGTTACAGCAACCGGCACCAACGCCAGCGGCACACCAACAGTCACTGTGGCAACCTGCTTCAGGCCAGCGGTACACCTTCCACGGCGGAAGTCACCGCTTCTGGTGTAGCAGGCAACCTTTTGGAGGCAAGCGGCACTCCAAGCACCGCTGCTACGACGGCTGCGGGCACAGCCGCGTTCGCTCCGCTGACGGCAAGCGGCACCCCGGACGCGCCCACAACCTCTGCCAGTGGCACCGCTACGCTTGGCCCGCTGACGGCTTCTGGCAATGTCACCGCAGAGGCCGCCACCGCCGCTGGTACAGCTGGTAACCGACTCACCGCGAGCGGCACCCCGTCCACCAGCGCGGTTACTGCCGCCGGCACCGCGACGCTTGGTCCGCTCACGGCGTCAGGAGCCCCTGACGTACCGCTAACGACCGCTGCCGGGCAGGCGAGGAAGGCAGGGCTTCAGGCGTCCGGTACGCCGCTGGTCAGCGCGGCTACAGCGTCCGGTACGGCAGATCTTGGTCCGCTGGTCGCCTCAGGAACACCGACGACTGACGCCTCAACGGCAGCCGGTACAGCCGCCCTTGGCCCGCTAACCGCATCGGGCACTCCGAGCGCCCCGACAACGACCGCGGCGGGTGTGGCGGGTCTGGCGGGCGTCAAGGCCGCTACTGGTAATGCCACGGTCGCGGCGACCACGGCAGCGGGTACGGCAACCCTTGGCGCGCTCACGGCGTCCGGCACACCAACGACCGAGGCAGCGACGGCTGCCGGCACAGCAGACGTTGGGCCTATCACGGCGTCCGGCACCCCGACTGCCGATGCCGCAACTTCTGCTGGCGCGGCCACGCTAGGCCCGCTGAGCGCTTCCGGTAACGCGACAGCCCCGACGACGACCGCTACCGGTACCGCCGACGTTGGCCCGATTACGGCATCCGGCTCCGCGCTTGCGCCGGCAGTAACCGCGAGCGGTGTCGCTGGATTTACCGGCCAGAAGGCCGCCTTTGGCAGCACCTCTACCGACGCGACGACGGCATCCGGTACTGCCGCGCTTGGTCCGCTCACGGCATCCGGAAATGTGCAAACGTTCGTTTGCACTGCATCGGGAACCGCACTTACAGCCAGAACATTGGTTGCAACAGGTAATGCCACGGCCCCGCTCTCAACCGCCTCAGGTACGGCAACCGGTCCTGCTCCGCCCGCCCCGACCAGTGGCGGCGGCGGATCGATGGGCTACGTCCCGCGGAAGTTCCGCCGACCGATACAGGGCCTATCCCTTCGGACTACCCCGATCAAAGACGAGGAGATCGAGGAGCAGGTCGAGGAGGTTGTTGAGCAGGCCATCGAGGAGATCGAGGCGCTTGAGGAGCAGGCTCCCGACGTTAAGGTTCCCGGTCAGCGCATTGCGAAGCTCGCCACCAAGCGTTTGCTCGCTCGGCAGGGCATTGTCAGGGCCACCCGGAAGGCTGAGAAGGTATCGCGGCGGCTTGCCGAGGCCCAGCTTGAGGCTAGAATTACCGAGCTGGTGCGCCAGCGCCGGCAGTTCTTTGAATCTGAAAACGAGGATATCGAGGCGATCCTCTTTATCCTGAGCGAGTTGCTATGAAGAAAACGTACCGTTACGACAAAAAGCTTGGTAGGATGGTCGAGGTAACACAAGATGTTGGGCCGGAGCGCAAGGGTCCGCACATCATAGGCGATATCGAGCCCTATCAGGCCGTGGGCCCTGAATACGGAACTTGGATCACATCGCGCTCCAAGCACCGCGAATATCTCAGGAAACACGGATTGCAAGAGGTAGGAAATGAGCGAAAATACTTCGACGGAAAGCCCCACTGAGGATGCGGGTCCTCAGTCGCTACGCGAAGCGCTGCAAGAGTCGTTTAACGAATTACGCGCTGTCGAGACCACAGAGCCGGAATCCACGGAGTCCGAGCCGACCGAGCTTGACGCGCAACCCTCCACCGATGAGGTGCAGGAAGCCCCTGAAGAAGTACCTCCCGAGGCGGAAGCCCGAGGTGACGACGACGAGGTCATTCACGCACCAGAGCATTGGTCAGCGGAGGACCGGGAGACCTTTGAGGGTCTTCCAAGCGCTGCCAAGCAGTACCTGCTGAAGCGAGAAAAGCAGTACGAGCAAGGCATACAGCAGAAAGCCGAAGAACTGAAGCCACTAAAGGAGGCGTTTGGACCGTATCGGGATATCCTCAAGATGCGAGGCATTGACGAATCCACAGCCGTAAGAACGTGGGTCGCCGCCCAGCAGATGCTTGATACTGACCCCGTGAACGGTTTCAAAACGCTCATCCAGCAGTTTGGGCCAGACGTTCAGCGGGCCATCGCGGCCCAGTTCGGCGTAACCGAGAGCGCCGACTCAGGGGGTGACGACTATTCGTCCGACCCCGAGGTTCAAAGGCTCCGTCAGGAGCTGGAGACCGTGAGGCGGCAGAACAGCCAGACAAGTACGCAGTATCAACAGCTTCGGCAGCAGGAGGCGCTGGAACAGGTCCGGCAGTTCCGCGAAGCGACCGATGACGACGGCAAGCCGCTGCATCCCTACTTCGATGACGTAGCGGATGACATGCGGGCGCTATTGTCTGCCGGTACCGCAGCTGATCTGCAAGCCGCTTATGAAAAGGCCGTTTGGTCTTTGCCGGCTTACAGGGAAGAATTTGCTGCTAAGCAACGCAGGGAAGCCGAGCGTGAGCAAGCAAGGCGCAGGGAAGAAGCCGCCAACAAGGCCAGAAAAACGGCCAAGGCTGTGAACGGCAAAGGCTCTGTTCCTCCTCCCTCACCGAAGCCAAAGACGCTGCGTGACGAGCTGGTTGAAGCATACAAACAATCTGTTAGAGGAGAGCTATAGTGGCTAGTCCGAATCTCACCGAGATCGTGACGACAACTCTCTACAAGCGCAATAAGGAACTCGCTGACAACGTCTCCAAGGGCAACGCTTTGCTTGCCCGGCTGAACGAGAAAGGCAACGTCCGAAGCGCAAGTGGTGGTCGTCAGATCGTAGAAGAACTGGAGTACGCAGAGAACTCCACGTTCATGTACTACAGCGGGTACGAAACGCTGGATATCAGTCCGTCGGATGTTTTCTCGGCGGCGGTTTTCGACTGGAAGCAGGCGGCAGTGAATGTGTCCGCTTCGGGTCTGGAGACCGAGATCCAGAATGCCGGCGAAGAAGCCGTCATCAACCTGCTGGAAAAACGCATCGACAATGCAATGAAAACGATGCGCAACAACCTGTCCATCGGCGTTTACTCCGACGGCACCGGCTCAAGTGGTAAGCAAATTGGCGGCCTTCAGCTGCTGGTTGCTGACGCTCCGGCCACCGGAACGGTAGGCGGTATCAACCGCGCCAACTACTCGTTCTGGCGGAACCAGACCTCCGGCGACGTAGCCGGCATTGACACCACGGCGGCAACGCTGCGGACGGAAATGCAGGCCATGTGGCTGGAAACCATGCGCGGCCCTGATACGACCGACTTCATCGTCGCCGATCAGACGCTGTTCAGCGTGTTCTGGGATAGCCTCACCGACATCCAGCGCATTACCGGCTCGGACGAAGGTGTTGCGGGGTATAAGTCGCTGAAGTACGTCACCGCTGACGTTTTCTATGACGGCGACTCCGGCATCCCGGCCAACCACATGTACTTCCTGAACACGGACTACCTCTACCTGCGCCCGCACAGCGCTCGTAACGTGGTTCCGCTGGACAAGAAGTCGTCCGTCAACCAAGACGCCATGATCGTCCCGATTGTCTGGGCGGGTAACCTTACCTGCTCGAACTGCGACGTTCAGGGCGTTGTCTGGACCTAACAGGAGGAGCTGATATGGCAAACACTGCATATTCGGTCGATGGCGTCATCATCGACTTCAATGCCCGCCACACGACCCCGGAGTTCACGCTCATGCAGCCGTGCCATGCCAACGTGGGCCGCGCACTTTACGTGCAGGCCAACGGCACCATCGCTGCATCGCAGTCTGACATCACGGTCGCGACGACCGGTCAGGCGAGCGATGGGCTCGGAACGTGGTCAAACACGGTCGCATTCGCTGACAACGAATACGGCTGGGTCTGGCTGGCGGAAGCCAACTCGTAATAACACGGGGCCCTTCGGGGCCCCACTTTCACCCGGAGAGCGCAATGGCAATAGAGAACGGGATCATCGTCACGTTCTACGACGAGCCCGTGGAGGACAAGCGGGCCACGAAAGAAAAGGGGTACCCGGTATTCAATACGGTGACCTTCATCGACAAGCGGGTTCCCAATCAGGTAGACCACCAGCCCAGACCAATGCGGGAGGAGGACAAGAGGGACTTCCCGATATCGTGGCAGGCTTACGTCACCGGCAAGGAGCCGGCGGAATCCGGCTTTCCGGTCGAGGAGTGGCCACAAATTACGGCCAGTGAGGTTGCCATGCTGAGAGCCGTGAGCGTCAAGACCGTTGAGCAGCTTGCAGAGCTTCCGGATTCCGGCCTGCACCGGCTCGGTCCGGGCGGCACCGGGCTTAAGAACCGGGCGCAAAAATTCCTGAAAGAGGCGGGCGAAAAGGATATGCTACGGGCCAGAGTCCAAGAACTTGAGCGCAAGATCGAAAAGCTGTCGAAACCCGCTGAGAAGCCGGCCAAACGGCAGCCGAAGCGACTGAAGGTGTCGAGTGCATGAGTTTACTGGAGATATGTCAGGACGCGGCTGAGGAGGTTGGTTTTGATGCTCCTGCCTCGATCATCGGCAGTAGCGACCCGACCGCCATTCGCCTGCTGAGGCTGGCCCATCGAACCGGTGCCATCCTTGCCAAGAAGCCGTGGGACCTCCTAATCAAGGAGACGACCATCACGACCTCCAGCGGCGAACCGCAGTATGCGCTGCCGTCCGACTATCGCTCCGTAATACCCAATACCATGTGGAACCAGACCACCGATCAGCCGGTATTCAAGATATCGGCCCAGTGCTGGTCTTACGAAAAGTCGAACGTCACCTCGACGTTTTACGACCGATTCCGCCTGCTCGGCGACGACGCCGGCCCAAGCATCGGTGCCAAGGTCACGATTCACCCGACGCCGGCATCGGCGGAAACCATCTACTACCAGTATTACTCCAAGAACTGGCTGACCAGCGCCGGCACGGAGTATGCGGAGTTCCAGACCGACAATGACGAGGTCATTTTCGATCAGGACATGTTCACGATGGGCGTAATCTGGCGCTTGTTGAAAACGCTGGGCCAGCCCTATCTGGAGGAAAAGACAGAGTTCGACCGCGAGCTTGAGATCTGTCTTGCTCAGGACGGCGCGACGGAGGCGTTACACGCGGATGGCAATTACCCAGCCCTTTCCAATATACCCGACACAGGCTACGGTTAATCGCGGCCAGTTCAATCGGCGTATAGAGATCCCTGCGCCGACCGGGGGCTGGAACACTCGCGACGAGCCTACGGCGATGCCGATGAACGACGCGGTATCGCTGATCAACGCCATACCACGGCATGGCTACGTGGAAATGCGCGGCGGGTACGAGTCGTACTCGACCGGCGTTGGCTCGGGCGATGTTGACCTGTGCGTCGAGTATTTCGATGGCTCGACCCGCGCGCTGATCACGGCCTCATCCACCAACATCTACGACTCGACAGGCTCTGGCGCTGCCACCTCACTTGCCTCCGGGTTCACCAGCGGGCGCTGGGACACCGCGATGATGAACGGCGTTATGGCGTTCGTGAACGGTGCAGACGCCCCGCAGAAGTACGACGGGGCGACTGTGTCGGCCATGACCGTCTCAGGGTCCGGGCTTACAACCACGAACTTGGTTGGAGTACACGTTCACAAGCAGCGTAGCTATTTCTGGGAGACCGACAGCCCGAGTTTCTGGTATTCGGACACCAATGCCTTGGGCGGAACGCTGACGGAGTTTCCGCTTGGCGAGGTCGCGAAGGAGGGCGGTCGCCTGTTGCGGATGACCACTTGGACCGTAGATGGCGGTTCCGGTCCAGACGACTACGCGGTGTTCATCATGTCGTCCGGGGAATGTATTGTTTATCAGGGGTACAACCCCGGCAGCGCGTTGGCATGGGGGCTGGTTGGCATCTACAAGATTGGCGAGCCGGTAAGCGACCGCGCCATTACCCGTTATGGCCCGGAGATCATGGTCTGCGTGGAGGACGACGTTATCGCCATCCCTTCGTCATTCCGGCAACCGACCCCTCCGACGACCAAGCTCTCCGGTGCCATTTCCGATGCGGTCTATAACTACGGCGGCAATCCGGGCTGGGAGCTATTCTGGTTTGCCAACGAGAGCCTGATGATGCTTAACGTCCCAGTCTCACTGAGCCCGGACTCGTTTGAGCAGTACGTCCTGAACACCCAGACAATGGCCGCGACCCGCTTTACCAACATCCCGGCGCGAACGTGGGCCGCGTACAACGGAGACGCCTACTTTGGCTCAACGGATGGGGTTGTTTATCGGTTCAACACGGTGGCAGCTGACGCCGGGTCGGATATCGATGTCACCGCCATCACGGCTTGGTCGAGTTATGGCGTACCCACCAACAAAATGGTGACAGCGCTGATACCGACGTTTTCGGCGGTTGACAGCCTTGATTACGATATTCGCGCGGGCTACGGATTCGTTGAGCCCTCTACGTCGTCTCCGTCCTCCAGCGTCTCCTCGGGTACCCCGTGGGGGTCCGCATGGGGATCATCGTGGGGCTCGGTGAGCGGGCAGACGATCCTGAATAAATGGCGAATGTCGTCAGGCCGGGGCACTCCGGTTGCGCTGAAGCTTCAGTTCTCGCGTCAGGGCGACCGGCCAAAATGGTACAAAACAGATGCGCTGGTGAGGGTGGAGGGCAACCTGTGATCACGCTGGAAATCCCGAAAACCGTCGAGGAGAACCTGCTCCTTGGCGCGTGGGTGGCCCAGCGACTTCCTGATTTTGCACCCAAGGACTTCACCACAATAGCGTTTTTCGAGAAGGGTGTTGGTATCATAGCGGTGGTGCTGTTTCATCATTACCGGGTGACCGACATCGAGATCGTATTCGTTGCGGAGCCCGGCAGCCGGTGGATGCAGCGGGACCTGATCAACATGGTACTGCGCTACCCGTTCGATCAGCTGCATTGCGCGCGCTGCACGGTGATTGTCAGGAAGGACAACCGCAAGGCGCGGAAGATGGCCCAGCAGCTTGGGTTCAAGCAGGAGGGCAAGATCCGCCGCGCTGACAACGATGGCACCGACATGTTCATTTACGGCCTGCTTCCGGAAGAACGCAGGCTAGAGAGAAAGAGCTATGGGAAAGAAAAGTACGCCCGCTGCGCCTGAACCGGTAGATCCGCGCGAGGTCGCGCAAGCCGACGCCGAGTTCAACCGCATCGACCAGTACACCCCGTATGGGTCGCTGACCTATTCCGGCCCCAACCGGAACGTCGCTACGCTGAACCTCAGCCCGGAAATGCAGAGCATCCTGAATAGCCGCATTGGCGTCGATCAGGGAATGCTGGATGCCGCGCTGAGCAGGATTGGTGATTTGACCCCCGCTCCGCTGGACCTTGAGGGTTTCGGCCCAATTCAGGCGGATGCCGGGCTATCCCGGTTCGACCCGACCGGGCTGACCGAACTGCCCGGCGACATGGGGGAGTTCCGTAACCGTATTGAGGACAATTACTTTGAGCGAGCGTCGCGCTTGCTTGATCCTCAGTTCTCTCGTCAGGAAGAAGCGCTCCGGGGCACGTTGGCCAATCAGGGGCTGCCGACCACCAGCGATGCGTTCCTCGATCAGTACAGCCAGTTCAACACCGACCGGGGAAATACCTACTCGAATCTGGCCAACGAGGCCGTCATGTACGGTGGTCAGGAAGCGTCTCGCTTGCTGGCGGATGCTCTGTCGCAACGCGGGCAGCAGTTCAATGAGCAGTTTACCCAGACGGCATTCAACAACCAGACGGCGCAGGCAACCATGCAGAATGCCAATGCCGCCCGGGTGCAGGCGCTTCAGGAAACACTGGGTTTGCGTGGCAACCAGTTCAATGAGCTGGCGTCGTTGCTCGGCTTGCAGCAGGTTGCTACTCCGCAGATGCAGAACTTCTTCGGGCCGGCTACCGTTGACTACATGGGCGCGCAGGCCCTCAACGCGCAGCAGCAGCAGAATGCGTACCAAGGCGCGTTGCAGCAACAGCAAGCGGCAATGGGAGGAACGTATGGCCTGCTCGGGGCCGGCATCACAGCGGCAGGAGCCGGGCAGGGCGGACTGCCCGGATTCATTGGGTCATTCAAATCATAGGTAGCCGGCATGGCAGTCTTGCAAACAGGACAAACTGAACTACAGCAGGTCGAGCGGAGTCGCGCGCTCGCGGCGGCGTTGCAGCAGATGGCGCTCCAGCCAAGGCCGATCCAGTCGCATTGGCAGGGTCTGGCAAAGTTGGCGCAGATCCTTGCCGCTCAGCGCGTGAATCGAATGGCTGATGAAAAGCAGCAGGGCATCGAGGACGCGCAGCGTAAGGCTGTTGCTGCGGCCTTAGCGCCAAAAACTGTGTACGACCAGCCGGAGCAAATCAACATGGCTGGCCGAATCGACCCATCGAAGCTTGCCGAGATCAACCAGCAGATGGGCGACCCGTCGGTGATTCAGATGGATCAGGGCGCTATGCAGATGCGTCAGGATGCCATCAATGCGGCTCGCGGTCCCGGCAACACGATCTTTCTGGAGGATGTAAACGACCCCGGAAGGCAGGTGCCGAAGACCGCCGATGAACTGGCGCAGGGCCTTGCCAAGGTTGACCCGAACTTGGCCGTCTCGATGATGGGCAACGTGACCTTACAGCAAATGCTGGCGGATCGCGGCCTGATTCCGGGTCTTGCGAATCAGGGCACGACCAACATGAAGGAGTACCAGTTCGCAAAGGTCAACGATGGCTTTGAGGGAACCTTTCAGGACTGGATTCAGATGACGAGCGAGAACGGCTCGCTGAAACCGCCGCAGGGGTACCGCTGGGTCAATGGCGGCATGGATCTCCACTACATTAAGGGCGGCCCGGCGGACCCGGCGCTGGCTCAAAACACCCCGGAAGCGTCTGCCAAGATGATGATGCTGGACAATGCTCGCTACGCCTACAAGCAGATGATGCCATTACTGTTCGAGCATGATGACAATGGTCGGATGGTGCTGGACGAGGACGGCCTGCCGAACGTCAACCGGAAGAATGTCGCTAACTCCAAGGTCGGCACTCCGTACACGCAGGGACGCATGCTGGCAGTCCTGAACAAGGAGGCCATCGAGGCCAAGCTCCGCGCTGAAACCGGTGCAGCCGCGCCGGCTCCCGAAGTTACCCGCCTAAACGAGCGCTTCCGCGTTGACTTCACCGACAACGCCGAAACCGCAATGATGAAGATGACGCTTCTGCGCAGGTTCTTGGATGGTGCCTACGACCGCGCCAACAAGGATGGCCGGTTCTCAATCGGCGACACGCTCAATGCGGTGTACAAGGACCTCGATGAACTGGCTGCACCTAGCGCTGCGCAACAGGCACCGCAGGACGCGCTGAACTTCCTGATGGCGAATCCGCAGCTTGCCAAGCAGTTCAAGGATAAGTACGGCTATTTGCCACCGGGCTTTACTGAATGAGCAATCCGTTCGATCAATTTGACCAGAACCCGTTTGATCAGTTTGATGATCAGGTTGCGGTTATGGAGCCGCCAAAGACGGTCGAGCAGAGCTTTTTTGAGCGCTTCGGCGACGACCTGAAGAAACGCTTCGGTGAGCAGGGCTCGGAGATAATTGCTGCCCGAGTGAGAGGCGACCAAGGCTTTATGTCTACGGCATTGCAGCTCACTGGTAAAGTGGGTGCCGGTACCATCATGGACTTTCTGGGAGAGTCCTTGGTCAGCGCGGGTCGCGGCTTGCAGGCAATTACTCCGGACGAGTGGGAGGACTGGATGGTGGACAACGCCACCAAGGTCGGTCTGTTCTACCTTGATACCGACATCGGCAGGGCCGGCCTTGAGGCGGCCAAGCAGGGCGCGGCGGCGTGGGATGAGTTCAAGGAAGCCAATCCCGTCTCGGCAAGGAATATCGAATCGGTCGTCAATATCGGCATGCTGATCGCCCCGGTGCGCGGGGTGCCCGGCAGGGGCAAGCCGGGCGGCAGGGTTGCGGAGAAGCTGGACCGCTCGGCCAGACGCTCCGAGGTCGCCACCCGTCGAAAGTTTATCGACAACCTAGTTCGCCCGGAGCAAACCCCGTCTACCAAGCTGGATCAGGTTGGCCGCACCAGCGAGAAGGGCCTCCTTCGCCAGAAGGTGGTCGAGCCCACGCCGGAGCAAAAGCTCAGCGCGCTGGAGGTCCGCAAGGTTGCGGGCGTATCGCCAAACAAATCGCTGCAAGGCAATTACAACGCCATAGCGGCTTCGGTCACCGAGAAGGCGCGGAAGCTGGAGAATGCCCTGCGTGGCGCGGGCGGCCATTACCGGCCCATCGAGTTTGAGCGCGCGCTGGACCAGAACGTCCGCGCACGACTTCGCCGGAATCCGGCGCTGGTCGGCGACGCCGAGAGGACGGCTGACAGGATCATCGACCGCGCCATCGATCTGGCCAACCGACGGAACAAGACCCTGTACGACCTGCTCGTGGTTCGCCGTCAGCTGGACGAGTGGGTGATCCGGCACAAGCCAAAAGCCTTTGAGTCCGGGGTCGCGTCGAACGCCATGACCGCAGCGGCCCGCGAGGTTCGTGGAGAAATCAACAGGTTTATCGCGGCCCGCGCCGGCAGCCTGCGCGTCGAGCATTCGCTGTCACAGCAGTCGCGCCTGCTTCGCGCAATGGACGACATTCGGGTGAAGGCCGCGAAGGAATACAAGAACCGAATTGTTGGTGCTATGCAGGACGTACTGAAAGTCATCCCGTGGAGAAACGAGCTGGTGGCCTTGATGTCGGTCCTGTTTGGCATGGGCGGCCTTGGGGCAGCTGGCACCTTTGCGCCGTTCATTTCCAAGATCGCCATTGGCGCTGGTACCGTTTATGGGATCAAGAGCGCCGTGATGTCGCCGAAGACTCGGCGCGGGCTGTCGCAGCTGATCAAATTCATTGACGAGGCCATCCGGACGACCAGTGACCCGTCTATTGCTAAAAAGATGCGCCTGCACCGCGCGGCCATCGTGGAGATCATCAAGACGACCAAGGTCGAGGAAGACCTTCCGGACGTTCCGGAGAATCGGCACGTAAGAATCAGGCCGGACGGGACTCAGGAAAGGATTTATACTGCCAATATGTTTGACAGTGCCGGTGAGTTCATCAGGGACCCGGCATACATGGTGTCGAAAGAGGCGCTGAGCGCCGGTAGGAGATAATTATGGCTTGGAGCGGCGGAACATTTACGAGGGTTCATGACTGGACCACGGACGCTGGCTCAGCGATCAACATTGAGGCGAGCCGGATGGACGCGGAGGACGACAACTTCGCGACCGGCATCAATACCTGTCTGACCAAGGACGGGCAAAACTCACCAACGGCCAACCTGCCGATGGGCGGCAACCGTCACACTGGCGTTGGTAACGCGGCGGCACTGACAGATTACGCCTCCGCGGCGGACGTTATCGACAACCATCTGACGTATTACGTCACGACGGGCTCGTCTAACGCCTACGTGCTGACACCCAGCCCCTCTATTGGCGCCTACGCCGAGGGTCAGGTCCTGTACTTCCGTGCCAACCACACGAACACGGGCGCATCCACGCTTAATGTCAACAGCTTGGGTGCAATAGCCATAGAATGGAACGACGGCACCGCCTTGTCGGCGGGCGACATCACGCTGGGGCGGTACTACGCCGTGATTTATGACGCCAACGATACGCCAGACAGCTTTAAGCTGCTGGCCTCAAGGGTTGGCTCAACCACGCATGACGGCTTCAGTGACTTCGTGGCTGACGAGCATGTCGCCCACTCCGGTGTCAGTGTGATCGCCGCCAACGGCGGCCTCGCGGCCTCCAACAACAATCTGTCCAGCAACATCGGTCTAAGCATGGACACCTCGACGCTAACCACCATTGAGGTCAACCTGCTAAATGCCGGGGATAGCTTTGTGGTGAACGATGGGGGTGTTGAGAAGCGCATGCTGTATAGCGCCTCCGGCTGTCGCGTTAAGAACGTCAGTGGCACGACTGACACCATCGACAACACCGACATGCAGTGCTACCTCAACTACAGTAACGCCACCTCGATTACCGTAACTCTGAATACGGGCGTTGGCGCTGTCGGTAACTGGATGCTTATGGAGAACTCGGGCGGCGGCACGTTTAGCTTCGCCGGCACAGCGACAATCAACTCCGCTGTTGGCTCGGCCCCGAGAACAACCAGAAGCGTGATTGCGCTTTTCTGCACGGCGTCCAATACATGGACGATGTTCGGGGATGGCGCGTGAGCATACTTCTGGTCAACGTCTTGGCGGCAAAACTAGGGATACAGTATTCGCTGTCGAATCTCAACAGCGCTTACAGCGACACCGACTTTGGCGCTGACACCTACGGCGTAGTCGTGTGGTTCAGGACGGATGGCACTGTGGATGTCACTCGCACCGTGGCAGCCGACCTGAATGACGAGGAAACCTACGTTGTCCCGGCATCGGCGTCATCATCGACCTACGTTCGCTGTACGTACGTCTCTGGCAGTCATATGACGGGGGGTGCGGCAGAAGACACTTGGCACCAGATCACCGTGCAGCGGGGCTTTAGTATGAGTTACGCGGCGGGCGCGGGGCCTGATACGATTTCGGGTGTTTTTACATTCGAGCTATCGCCAGATAACGGATCGACCGTAGTTGCGACCAAATCAAACGTCACGATAACGGCGGGATCGCTATAAAAGGAGGCACAAGCCATGCTTGTTGATGAAGGTGAAGGTAAAAAAGGCGGCGGGCGCGGCGGCATCGGCACCGTATTCCGCAAGGCCAGCGGGGGCCAGAAAATTGTCATTTATGTGATTGCCGCAATCGTGATTATTGGCGTGATCGTGGCCAGCGCCAGCTGATGCACATTACAGCCCACGAGCTGGCCGAAAGGTTTTCAGGCATCCAAGAGCTGGCTGGCTCGGTAGACAATCCCCAGATCATGGCAATGCTCAAGCTGGACAACAGCTGGCCGCAGAATGATGAGGTGCCGTGGTGTTCGGCCTTCGTGAACTACATCTGCTGGTTGCTCCGTCTGCCCCGCAGTAAGGACTTGCGAGCAAGAAGCTGGCTGGAAGTTGGTACACCAGTGACTCTTGAGCAGGCCACGCCCGGGTTTGACATCGTGGTTTTGAAGCGCGGCTCGCCGCCGCAGCCCGGCCCGGATGTCATCGATGCGCCGGGCCATGTTGGTTTTTTCGCCGGGTTCGACGGCGCTTTGATCGAAGTGCTTGGCGGTAATCAGGCCAACACGGTCAAGGTTTCCCGGTATGATCCGCAGAACCTGCTCAGTATCCGCAGGCTGATTTAGGGGGTGGTGGTCGTTTAGGCGCTGGTAGCGCTCACCATCACCGAGGGGCCATCGCCCCCATCAAGGAGGATGAAATGGAGACGTTGGAACTGGTTTACGCGGGGCTGGCGCTGCTGACGGGCGTAGCCGCGCATATCGTCAAGAAGGTGATTGAGGAGCGGGAGCTGGACAAGACCTTCTCCCTCAAGCGCTACCTGAGTGAGAATCCGTACAAGACCTTCATGGTGCTGGTGTACGCCATCGGCGGAGCCTTTGGCCTGCACATGGCCGGCGACCTCAGCGTATACACGGCGCTGATCACCGGTGCGGCAGCTAACAGCTTCAGTGGCAAAGGCTCAGGCTGACCCCTATGTGGGAGAAGATCAAATCCATTAGCTGGGTCGCCACGGCAGGCGCGGTGGTTACGGCCATCATGTTGGTTCTGGCCGGTGCCAAGGCCGGTCGGGAGAAGAAGCGCGCCAAGAAAGCCGAGCTGAAGGTCGAATCCCTGCATCAGGAAAAGACCAAAAAGAGCATCGAGAAGGCGGTAGAATTGCAGGCGAAAGTCGATCTCCACAAGGAACGAGCGGAGCTGGCGAAGCAGAGCATGGAGGCTAAGCTGGAAGAACTTGGAGGGAAGGATGAGACGCTGGCTGACATTGCTGCTCGCTTTAACGGTCGCCGGGTGCGCAAGCAGCCCCCCGGAGCTACCTGATTGGGACTTGGCGGAGCGCCAGCCGAGGGCCGTGACAGAGCCGATGCGGCTGCCGGACCTCTGCGAGATCCCCGAGTCTGGGCGATGGCCCGTCGAGTGCTGGCGGATGCTGGATGTCTACGACGTTGTGGCGATAGGGAACTACGAGATCGCGCAGGAACTTGCCAATGCGCTCAGGTCATCGGATGCCTCCTACGACGCTTTGCTGGGGGCGGCGAAGGTGCAGCAGGAGCTGAGCCGGATACGACAGGAATTACTGGAGAAGGAGCGCCGGGACCATGCCATTGACAATTGGTGGTACCGGGGGATTATTGCCCTGATTGGGGTAGGAGTGGCCTTATGAAGCAGGACGTTTACGGCGGTGTGATCAGGTTCTTGGCGCTATGCCTGTTGCTGGGGATGTTGCTGGCCAGCCTGCCTTTGTGGGCGCAGGACTGCCGGGGTAATTCCTGCAACGGCGGCCCTCCGGGCGATGTCAACGTAGAGACCGTGATTAACAGCCAATTATCGGGTGGCGACAACATGGCCTCCAGCAGCCTGAGTGTTGGCGGCAGCCGCGCATATGCCGTTGGCGGGCCAAGCTTCGACGTTGATATCGCCCAATGCTTGGCCTCAAAGTCGGATCACTACCTGTTCGGCGTCTGGGCCAAGCAGCGCGTCTCCCAGAACCTCCACTGCATGGGCCTTGCCTACCTGCAAGCCGGCATGTACGAGGCCGCCAAGCACATCCTTTGCGAGGTCAAGAACGCTCCGCTGTCCGGAATGCCCAACTGTCCGGGCCCGATGACGGTCGCGGAGCCGCCGGTGGAGAGCCACGATGACGAGCTGGCCGAGCAGGCCGAGCGCATCGAGGCCCAGATGGCGATGCTCGCCGACCTTTCCGCCGAGATCGATGACCTGCGAAGCCGCCCGCCGGGTACGACCGTTGTGCGCAAGGAATCGGCTCTAACGCCGGAGCAGCGGGCAGCTTTGGCGAGGGTTATCGATGAGCATTAAGGAAGAAATCAAAGAGAACTGGGCCCTGCTCTCAATCGTCGCTACAGCGCTTGTCAGCGCGGCAGGATGGGGCGCAAAAACCTTTGTCGAGGATTACGTCGATCAGGTCGTTGAGGCCAAAATGATGGCCATTGGCGAGGTATCGGCAGATCGGGTTGCGGCCATCGAAAAGGATGTCGAGGAGAACCGCGAGCGCCACGCATCGGATGCCGGGCGTCTGGACCAGAAGGTAGAGCGGATCGTGCAGATCCTGCTGGAGGAGTGATGTTTAATGACGGACGATGCAGGGACGCACCAAGACGGAGCTATCGGGCTTAGCATATCGTGGCTGCTGCAAGGCACGATGGTCGTAATGATCACAATATCCGGCTATCTTATGTCCAAGCAATTGGATGGAATCGAGGAAGAAATGCGCCTGTCGCGGATCGAAAGGACTCAGATCCGGGCAGATATGAGCGCCTTGGAGATCGGCCTCCGGGGTGACCGGTTCACTCGTAGCGATTGGGACCGGGAGAGGGAAAGGCTGGAACGGGCTATGGATGATATC